TACTTTTTGACAGGAAATGAATTAGATGTAAGCAAAATCAAATAATTCTATAACATCAAAACGCCCTATACAGTTGCCAAACAGAATATAGAGTATTCAATAAAAACACTAATACTATGAAATTATATAAATACAGAGCTGATATATATAGAGATTTGTTGACTCTTGTCAATAATCAAATATATGCGCCAACCGTACAGAATCTTAACGATCCAGCTGAGACTATAGTCAATGACAGTAAGATGAATGAAGTTTTTGACCTTATTGAGAAAAGTGGACTTCCTATAAATATAGCAAAAGATAATTATGCAAAGATAATAGCACAAGTAAGAACTGAATTAGGAATATTCTCTTTAAGCAAAACAGTCTTTAATGAATTATTATGGGCATATTATACTAATGGACATAGAGGCTTTTGTATTGAATATGATTTTGAACAGCTACAAAGGTCTTTATCAAATGGACATTTGCACAGCGTTTTTGATGTTCAATACAAGAATGATACCCCAGAATTTTCAATAAATAATATGGCTAATATTTTAGGAAATTCTGTACAATTTTTAAAATGCTTAATCGCTACTAAATCAATGGCATGGGAACGTGAAGAAGAAATTAGAATAACTTTATATTCCTCTGGCTTATTTGAAATATCACCCGAATCCGTCACTGGGATATATTTTGGCCTTCGAATGCCGGAATCCGACAAAGAACTTATAAAAACCTCCTTAGCAGGTCGAAATATAAAATATTATCAAATGAAGCTAAAGCCTAATAGCTATCTATTAGAAGCTGAGTTAATTAAATAAAGTACTAAATTTAAGATGGAGGAATAAGAATATGGAAAAGAAATATATTATAAAAGGAGTCTTAGATTCTTCAGTGTTAGCCATAAATAGTTATGGAACATATAGCATGATTCATGTTTCTGACATATATCACGATGCGGAGAAAATTAAATTCTTTGACTCAAAAGAAGATGCGGAAAACTACATCCTACTAAAGAGGCTTTCCCCTGTCACAATAATGGAAATTTTCATATAACAGCAAAGCCGGAGAAATCCGGCTTTGTACTTTACCCATTAGCATTTCCCATATAAGTCCTACGAGAAATCTTTCGATTTGCATTAAAAGCTTTTCCGAAAGGACTTCCTTGTGCCTCGTAAATATTTCGGGAATAACGTTCAGCAACACGATTTACACGTCTTAATCTCTTTCTATTGCCTGTTTCAAGGGCA